TAAGCAGAAGCGCAAACTGTCCTACTATGCCAACATCTATGTTGTGCAGGACAAAGCAAACCCTCAGAACGAAGGTCAAGTCTTCCTGTACAAGTTCGGCAAGAAGATCTTCGACAAGATCATGGAATCCATGCAACCTGAGTATGAGGATGAGACTGCCATCAATCCTTTCGACTTCTGGCAGGGTGCTAACTTCAAACTCAAACTGAAGAAAGTTGCAGGTTACTGGAACTATGACTCATCTGAGTTTGCTGCCCCTGGTCCTCTCCTGGATGATGACGATGCACTGGAAGCACTGTGGAAGAAAGAGTATTCTCTGACTGCTCTCACTGCTGCTGATCAGTTCAAGTCCTATGAGCAACTGCAGACTCGTCTGAAGATGGTTCTGGGTCAGAAGTCTGCTCCTGCTCGTTATGATGAGGAGACTGCAGATGAAGACAACACTCGCGGTAACTTCACTCCTGACTTCAACTCCCGTGATATTAATCCTATGCCTGCAAGCATGAAGGAAGAACTCAACAATCTGAGTCCTACCAAGTCTGATGCAGACGAAGATGATGCCCTGTCTTACTTCCAGAAGCTTGCCGAGGAATGAGATGGACTTATGAGAGGGTGTGTCTTACCCTCTTAGTAATTGCAACTTATTATAGTTTGTTATTCAAATAGTCTGATATTGTCAGCACGCTTTAAGGTTTCACTCACGAACTGAGTGGAACCTTTTTTATATTCCATCATTTCTTCAAGATCGTCAATTATAATATTTAAATACTTTGCCTTTAATACAAAGATTTCTCTCTTTTTATCATTGAGTTTTTCTTCATATTGATAATTAGTCACTTCTGTAACCATCTCATTAATGGTTACATAAGATTCAGATCCTCTGTCAAAGTAGGTGACCGATTGATCTTCATCGACCTCTAAACCTTCTGGAAATATGACTTTACCATCAGGGTCTTTTACTTCAATTGATTCATAGTGATGAGTATCTTCGGTAAGTTCTATGGTAAGATATTTTTCAAGAAGGTATGTCTCAAAAACTTGTTGAGTCATAGGCCATTCACTTTGAACATTCAAAATGTTGTTTGATAATAAAATTACCCAGTCTAATGTTGGGTCACCATATAATTCATTGGCAACATTGTCTGGGCGATCATTTCCTTTAATATAATACTTGTCAAAGAAGGTTACATTTTCAAAGATATCCGATCTTATCTTTGCTCTTTTAAAAAGATTTTTAACCTTGGTATAATCTGATATGATTTTACCATCAACTGTGCGGTTTACATATTCAAAATCTGGTATGTTGCGGAAATATGAATTTGACATTTTAGAAACCTATTTGACTGTCTGAATTACCATCAAGAGCCGTATAATCATCATTGTAAATGGGTTCAAGTTCACTAAATTGGAATTGTAGTTCATATGCGACCATGGAAGAATTTTCAAATGTAGCATAAGTTCCGTCTGGGACATAATTTACATTGAATGATATTAGGGCACACTCTTTAACTTTAGGTAGAAAATTATGCTCTGCATCTGTTGACTTTCTAAAAGTTAGTTTATATGTATTTGGAGATTTTAAAAATAAATTAGAAGTTGATCTTTGAACTGCCATTGACTGTTTGAACATTCTAATAATTTTTAGAATCTGTGTGGTTTCAGGCTCACTTCTGGCACTCATTCTATAAGTGAATGAAAACGATCTTAATTTTGGTCCATTAAACAAGAGTTCAAAGTTGGGGTTGATGATTGCACCTTCGGTTCGTGCTAAGAGACCTCTGGTTCCTGTCGCTGCTTGAGCAAAATATGCTGCAACACTGCCTTTGATACCAGACTTTTCATTATTAGCAGCACTTAAAATTTCTTTTGCTTGAGCACTAAACCCTTCACCACCGTCTTTTATAGTATTTAATGCAAGTCCTGCCATCGCTACTTGCATGGCATCCATTTTTTCTCCGCCCCATCCAACACTATTTTGATCCTTAACATCATTTACTGGAAGAATAACTGATCCAACAGGAGATCTGGTTCCATCCTCTCTTCCTCTAGTAAATCCTAAACCCTGAATTTTTCTAGGAGAAAATTTTAGGACATCAATTTTCAGGGTATCTTGAGTTCTTGCTTCAAGTGTCAGTGGATATCTTAAAGTTAAATCATAACTTTGTCTTGTTTGTGCATTATCACCAACACTAAAATCTGATTGTACTCCTGGTGCTGGTGTAGAAGTATCCCCTCCAGTTTGATTTGGATTTTCTCTATTGCTTGATCCAGTCATTGAATCTGCAACATCTCTCTCTTGAGGAGTTTGTGCTAGTGCTTTAATTCCTTGATCGTTTTTTAATTGAGATTTGATAAGACGATTAACTTTTCCTCCTGTAATATCGTCTGCTAAGGTAGGATTTGAGTTTTTAATATCAGCACTTACATCCAGATATGTCCTCGTAAAATCATCTCCTCCAAGTTGAGCTTCCCCACCTGAACGTGCGCTGTTTGTATAAGTATATCCTGTGGCAATTGTTTTTGGATTTGTTCCTTTTGCATCATCATATTGAATTACTTCCAAAGCAAAAGTTGGGGTCCCGTCAACAGAAGTTGTTTTGGTTACTTTGGTTGATACAAATACTTGTTTACTAACGCCACCCCATCCTAAGAATCCACCCTCTTTTACCTGAGCACCGATAGAACCAATTTTGCTAGTTGCGCTAGACATTATGCATAGATCTTTTATTTATTTAGTATCATTTTTCCATATGGAATAGAAAGTAAATCATCTAGTTCTGTTGGATGAACAATGTAAACTTGACCAGCAAGTTCTGCCCAAGTATATTGGCGAGACTCTTGATGATGAAAATTCAATCCACGAAATCCCCAGTTGAATACATCAGTGACAGCAACTAGGGGATGTTGATCGTATTGAATACCAGGAGTCTTTGCATTATAAACGAATGTGCATAACATACCAACATCAGGAATTGGAGTCACTGTATCTTTTAGGACATCCATGATTTCCATCATCATATCCTCTTGGTCATTCGTCCCATTATTAATATTGTTTCCTTCTAGACGACTCATTTAAGACCTAACTCCTCTTCGGTGATGATTTTGAATTCTATTCGATGATCCTTACAAAATTCAACTGCGGCTTTCCACTTTGCTTGGTTGACTGCATACATGTTACACTCATAGATATATGATTTAGTTTGTCGTTTTGGTTTTTTAGGTGGGGCAGTTTGTTTTTTGGGTTTTACTTCAACCACATAAGTTTTAGTTTTCCCGTTTGACTCTTTAACTTTAATTAAATAGTCTGGAAAATATCGATGAACACGATTGTCAACAGGGGAAACATATGGTATACTAAACTCTTCGGAAGCCCATGAAACAATATTTTCATTTAGGTCACACCATCTACAAAAGCGTCTTTCCCAACTACTTCTACAAATAATATTGTTGGGATCTCCTTTATACTTCTCTGGATAAGACGGTTTGTATTTACTCTTAATACTTTCTGCCATTAACTTGACTACATAATATATAAGTCAAAAATTATTTATAAATGGCTTCCGTCTCTGTAGCGCCAAGCTCACAAAAAATATCGCAAATAAAAAGCAAGTTATTAAATCCTGCTTTAACATCTCACTTTATGATTTATCTTGGTCTCCCCAGAGATCAGCAAGGTTTTAGACAGTACATGGCAGAAAATGCTCTTGTTCTAGATCAAGATAGATTGCAACTATCATGTTGTGATGCATCTCTTCCTGGTTCTTCTCTTGCAACCACAGAGTTAAAAAATGATTTTACTGGATCAACTGAAAGACACGCATATCGTCGCATCTATCAAGATCGAATTGATCTTACTTTCTATTGTGATGCAGAACAATATATGCCGATAAGATTCTTTGAATCTTGGATGAAATTTATCATGAACGAAAGTGGATCTAATGGAGTATCTAAGGAAAATTATTCTTATCGAGTTAAATATCCTAATCAATATAAGGGATGCGGGTTAGAGGTTACTAAGTTTGAAAAAAATATCAATCAGAAAAGTTCAGTAGTTCCTCTTACATACAAATTCGTTAATGTGTTCCCTGTAGCGATTACATCGATGCCAGTTTCTTATGATGCATCGTCTCTTTTAAAATGTACAGTGTCTATGAATTATACGAGGTACTTTATCGGTCCTGGTGGTTCTAATGAGGTTTCCTCATCATCATCTCTTACTGGAGGCCCGAGCAATCCATTTAATTCATTTACTAATGATTTGGGTTTGAATTTGAATCTCCCAAAATATGATAGTGAAACTAATTTCTTTAATCCTGCAGGTCAAGCATCTTTTAATTTCAACCAAGCATTTAATTCAGGACTATCCTCATTTCTCCAATAAATAATCACACTGAAGATCTATAAGACATCATGCCTTTACCAAAAATTGCAGCTCCCACATATGAACTTGAATTACCATCAACTGGGGAGACAATTAAGTATAGACCTTTCCTTGTTAAAGAGGAAAAACTTCTTGTCATTGCCTTAGAAAGCGAAGAAACAAAACAAATTACTAATGCTATTAAAGCAGTAATTAAAAATTGTATTTTGACTAGAGGTGTTAAGGTAGAACACTTGCCAACTTTTGATATTGAATATCTCTTCTTGAATATTCGTGGTAAGTCTGTTGGTGAGCAACTTGATGTCAACATTGTTTGTCCTGATGATGGTGTTACTGAGGTAGCAGTTCAAATTGATTTGGAAGACATTAAAGTAAATCGAAGTGATGATCACACCAATAGAATTAAACTAAATGATGATCTCATGTTGGAAATGAATTATCCTTCACTAGATCAATTCATTAAGAACAACTTTGAATTCAGTGAAAAGAATGCCATGGATCAATCATTTGATCTTGTCGCATCTTGCATGGGTAAAATTTATAATGAAGAGGAAGTTTGGGTTGCTGAAGATTGTAGCAAAAAAGAATTGTCCGATTTCTTGGAGCAGATGAACTCTGCACAATTCAAAGAGATTGAAAAATTCTTTGAAACAATGCCTAAACTATCACACTCTATTACTGTAACTAATCCCAAAACAAAAGTAGAGAGTGATGTGCTCCTGGAGGGACTAGCAAGTTTTTTCGCCTAGCCCTAGTCCACATGGACTTGGGTAGTTATTATAAAATTAATTTTGCTTTGATGCAGTTTCATAAATATAGTCTAACTGAAATTGAAAATCTCATTCCATGGGAAAGAGACATTTATGTTGGACTGTTACAGCAGCATCTTGAAGAAGAAGAATTAAAACGAAAACAACAAGCATCTAATGGATGATACTGTAACCACACCAGTAATAAAATCTACCACAATATCTGCATCTAAGATGATGGGTAGAGAAGTTGATGGTGCATCTGGTTCAGTTGGAAAAGAATCAAAGATTGGAAAACTATCAAGAATTTTAAGAACCACCCGTATCAAAGTGAACGCGGTGGAGACTCAAGTACAAAATTTTGATAGAACAATAAAACTGAACTCAGAGAAGATAACAAGATTAAAAAATATAATTAAGATACAAAAGAGTGATTTAGCAGAAAATTTGAGTAGTCTTGATCAGACTGCAGAATTTGCTTCTGTTGAGAAAGGTCTTGATGAAATCATTAAGACATTACAAAAGGAAAGAAAAGCAGAAGAAAAAGCAGCAGAGGCGGCAAGGAGAAAGAAAGAGAGAGATCGTGCCAAGGCCAGAGAAAAGAAATTAGAATCTGGACTAGGGAAGGGAATTAAGAAAGTTGTTGGAACAGTAGTAAAACCATTTAAGAGTATCTTTGATAAGATATTTGATTTCTTACTTAATGTTCTTGTGGGTAGAACTATTATAAAATTAATTGGTTGGTTTAGCGATGGGAAAAATCAAGAAAAAATACAGTCATTAATTAGATTCGTTAAAGACTGGTGGCCTGCACTAACTGCTGCTGTTCTTTTATTTGGAACTGGTTTTGGATCATTGGCAGGAGGTCTTGTAGCATTAGTTGCTGGATTTATTCCAAAATTCTTAGCATTAAGTGTAAAATTAGCAGCAGCTATTGCAAAAAATCCATTTGCTATTGGCACTGCTCTTTTCCTGGCAGGTGCTGCAGTTCCAGCACTGTTCCCACAAACTGTTGAGGATGAAGCAGATAAGCAAGCAAATAAAGCAGCGGAAGAGAAGGGAAACGAACAAGCAGCGGCGGACATAAGAGCACAAAATGAAAATAGAAATCCTTTACAACGATTTGGTGATTTTATTACTGGTGCAGGTGCAGAAAGAGAAGAACAAGCACAGAGATTAGAGACTGGTGAAGAAAAGAGATATGGATTCTTTGGTGAACTAAATGGTGGGGGAAGAGTTCCAGGTAGAGGTTTGAATAAGGATACTGTCCCTGCCATGCTTACTCCAGGTGAGTTTGTGATGAGTCGTGGTGCCGTTGATAAATTTGGAGCAGATACTTTAGAATCCATGAATGCCATGGGAGGTGGAACAAATATTCCAAAAAGATCCTCCGGAATTACCGATGCATCTGGTGGAGGTATGATTGGTGAAGGTGAACATAGGGAGAAGATGTCTTCCAAACTGGCCAGAGAGATGGAACAGAGAGATAAAGCAGTTCAAGCACCAGGTGGGATTGATGCAAGACATGCTGAATTGATGAAGACTACCAATCCACAAAAGATTGCTGACTATGATTCTAATCATGGTGCTGGAGCATATTCTAAGAAACTTCGTGAGAAACTGACTAAAATTTATGTTACACCTACTCAATCATCAATTGAAAAATCAATAGTCCCTACCGGTCAAGTTGTTGGTAGAGAAAATCTCCCTGCTTCTACAGTTAAAGTTCTTGAGAGAATGGACGCACAAAAAGCAGGAAATTTACCGCCAGATGTAAAAACTACAGGCCCACTCATAGGTAAATTAGTTATGGAATCTGGATCATTTGGACTTCCGCCAGGTGTGTCTGGACTGAGTGGAGGTGGCGGTGCCACAAATGTTCTAACTGAACAAGCAAAAGTCAGATCTCTTCCTGCCATTCTTGGTGATATATTTGGTGCCTTTAGGAAAAAGGAGATTGATCCGCAGACCATTCTTGAGGATGTAAAATCTAAAGCGAAGAACATGGCAACATCTATGGGTGGAACTATTGTTGATAGTAACAGTCAAGAACAAAACATGAAGAGAGTCATGGCTCTACCTCCTGAAATGAGGAAGGCAGTTCTTGCAGACATGAAGCGATCTGAGTTGCAACCAAAAATATCTCCCACTCAACCATCCCCTGCCCAAATGTCACATGTTCAATCAAGAAAACCTGACATAAAACCACCAGTCAGGCCTGAACCAAAGGTTGAATTTTTACCAATGCCAGCACCAGGTGATTCTTCTGCACCAGCAGCACCGACTGGCAGGAACAATATCCCACCATTTAGTGCATCAACTGTAGGGTCGAATTTAAAATCAGAAGTACTGGGGTTAACGCGATAAATGGCAATTACTGCAGAAAAATTTCTACCCACCTCTAATACATCCACAGTTCCAAAAGGAACAAAGTTCAGGATGAAAACTATTAAGGTGAAAATTGATAAAATCAATGACATCTTAAAGGGAACACTAGCTGCTGAAAAGAAACAGAAGGATGATGAAAGAAAAACAACCGAAAAAGAAACTTCAACTAAAGCAGAGAATGAATTAGAGAAGGAGCAAAAGAAAGTTTCTAAGTTTAAACTTCCTGCTCCCCTCAAAAAGTTGAACCCCATAGATAGGATTAAAAATTTCCTATTTAATGTTCTTGGTGGATATATTGCTGTAAGGTTAATTAAACATCTTCCGATGCTAGAGGCATTGATTCCTAAGATAAAGGCAGCAATAGATTTTATTGAGGATTGGGGTGGAAAAATATTTAATGGTCTTGTCACTCTTGTGGACAAGGGGTATGAAATGTATGATGGGCTTAGGGGTAAAGTTGAGGAGTATTTTGGTGAAGATGGTGTCAAAAAATTTGACGAGATTTCTGGAGTTCTAAACAAAGTTCTTAATGGGGTGCTCATAGCATCAATGGTTGGTTTGAAAGCGGCTCAGTTCATGCCGAAAAAACCACCTGCTGTCAGACCTCCTGGTGGTGTACCAAAAGGAACAAGACCTGGTGCAGTTAGAAGATATGCTCAACGCTTTGGAAGAGATGCTGCAATAAGGAGATTTGGTAAAGATGCAGTAACAAGATTTGGTGGAAGTGCTGGTAGATCCACTGCCACTAGTCTTGCTAGAAGAGGTGTAGTTGGAGCATTGGGAAAGGGAGGAACAAGAGCATCCCTGAGATTTGTTAAAAACTTCATTCAACCGATTGTCAAAAAGATACCTCTTATTGGTGGACTGATTGATTTTGCTTTAAATTATTTTGTCTTTAAAGAACCAATTGGCAGGGCTGCTTTTGCTGCCATTGGTGCTACGGTTTTTGGAGCTCTTGGTGCTACTGCAGGATCTATCATTCCAGTTGCTGGAAACTTCGTTGGTGGTATTTTGGGTGGTCTTGCTGGCGACTTTGCAGGTAAATGGTTATATGATACATTCTTCTCTGGCAAGAAACCTGTTAAAGTTCCAGAGAGTGATGATGATCAATTAGAAACCACTGTCCCTCAAACAGAAGTCTCTGGCGCACAAGAGATGGATTTGCTGAAGAGACTTGTTGCTGCTGAGTCTGAGAGTGAAGGTTTACTTGGTATGGCACTTGTTGCTCGTTCAGTCTTGAATCGTGCTGGATTAATACAATCAGGTAAAGCATCAACTGGAACATTCCTTGCTAAAGATGATACGGTGACAGGTGTTATTATGGGAAGAAATCAATATCAACCAATATCAGATGGAAGAATTAATAATAATTTTGGCGATGTAACATTAGAAACTGCTGAAAAAGCAATTGAATTGGCTCAAGATATTAATAGGTTAAAACAAACTTTAAAGTCTGAGGGATTTAATGACAGCGATATATCCAAACTTTTAGCAGCAACAGGATTCAGAACAGGATCTGCATTTAATGACCCTTCCCAGAATGTTAATGTAGTTAAATTTAAGAATCACTACTTCAATACCGCAGGGAACTCTCAGTTAAAAATTGCACCAGCAAATGTTGATACTTCTATATCAGCACCAGCAGCGAATGTAGATATAAGCACTGTATCAGGAGATTCTAGAGCGGATAGTGAAGGTTCAAAAATTGCTGGTAATCTTGGTAGATTCTTATATAAAGAATTAAATTCTCCTAGAGATTTCCAAGCAGTTACTGAGCACCCAGATTTTGGTGGATCATTTAGAAGATCCTATGATTCTTATCACAATTATGATCGTGCTATTGATATTGGAGTATACCCTCATGAGCAACCAAAAATTTTAGAGGCAATAAAGAAATTCAATCGGTTAAATGAAGTTAGTCCTGCTGAATTACTTCATGCTGGAAATGATCCTAAAGGTGACCATGATGACCATGTTCACATTGCATATAGAAAAGGTGGTGTGACATTGGGCAAATCACACCTGGCAACTCTTGGTGAAGAGGGTCCTGAAATTGTTATTGATGCTGATAGTATGGGCCCCGCAAAAGATATGTTGCTGGCAATCAACCAAGCTAGTACATATGATGGAGTCATGGAAGCAATTCAAGAATATGCTCCTTATGATGCGATGGCACCACAAATGGTTATGGTTCCGCCACCACCACAAGGACAATATGGTGGAGGTCAAACTCAGAAGACAGTTGCTGTTCCAATTCCAGATTCTGAAAGATCTTCTAGTCAATTTGATCTTTTATATCAGGGTGCGTAAATAGAAATAAGAGGTAATAACGAATGGCAAATTCAACATCTAAACAAGCAGTTCCAGCTACAGTATCTAAGTTAAAAATAACTTCTAATAAGGAGAAAGGTAAGACTGTCAATTTAATTGATGGATTAGTTCGCCTCATGTATTATGAAAGCATTTTACAAGATACAATTAGATCTGAAATAGTCTTTGCTGATACGGGAAACTCTATAGATGAAAAGTCTGTGCTAGAAGGCCTTCCTATAGTAGGGACGGAAGATGTTGAGTTAGAATTTAAAGACAATAATGATACAACAATTAAGATAGATCTAAATGTAAACAAAGTCAGTCAGGTAAACGAAGAATCTACTGCATCCATGATAAAATTGGATCTGGTTTCAGAAGAATTTTTAAGAAATGAAGGTGGAACTTCGAGACTTAATGTAAGATTTGATGGGAAAATTTCTGACCACATAAGAAGAATCTTAACTGATTTTTTAAAAACGGAGAAAACATTAGATATTGAAGAGACCAGTAACAATTATAATTTCATAGGAAACAATCGCAAGCCGTACTATGTGATGAACTGGTTGTCTAAGGCATCGATACCCACAGTTGCTGGAGAGAAAGGAAAGACTGGTGGGTTTTTCTTGTTTGAAACCTCAGAGGGATTTAAATTTAAATCTATTGATGGACTTTTTAAACAAAAGCAGAAAAAGTCTCTGATTTATAATTTGACAACGAACTTACCGGCAGGGTATGATACTAAGGTATTGGATTATCAAGGAGACAACCGCGTACAATCTCAAGAAAAATTTAAGATGGGTGCATACGGAACACGATTAGTTGTGTTCGATCCATTCAATTGTTTCTATGAGGTTATAGAACAAACAGCAAATGACTCAAAGGATGGCACAGAGTTAGCTGCAAAAGAGTTGCCAAAGTTAAATGATAAGTTTGAATCCGACAGTAAATTTACACGGACAACTTATAAACTCATTGATACTGGAACTCTCCCTACAGGGACAACGCAGCAGCAAATTGATAAGTCAACAGAGCAAAATTTTGAACTGCAACAAGTATTGAATCAGACCATTCGTAGATACAATCAATTGTTTACTGGAATGCAAACTGTTACTATTCCAGGTGATTTCAGTTTACATGCAGGAGATGTCGTATTTCTTGATACTCCTAGTCTTAGAGCAGAAAAAGGAGATAAATTGAACAAGGAATATGGTGGTCTATATATTATAGCTGATTTGTGTCATTACATATCATCCGAAGAGACCTATACTAAACTAAATCTTGTACGAGATTCCTTCGGAAGAAAAGGAAACCACACTACTAACATCCCATTATGAGCGAAGAAAAAAGTATTCAGCAACACATCAACGACGACAAAGATCTATTAGAGAATTCTACTTTGTCTCCTCAGATGCGTCGTCACATAACGGACGAACTAGATCACCTTGAGAAATATCAGGCAGCACACCCTGATGAGGATCACGATCCAACAGCATTTGAAATGTACTGTGATGAGAACCCAGAAGCAGACGAATGTAGGATTTACGAGGATTGATGGAAGGAGGAGCGTTATTCAATCCAGGATTTCTTGGCGGTAATTTTCTCTGGTGGGTCGGAGAGGTTGCCGATGATTCAACTTGGCGAGAAAACATAAGTGAATCAAAGATAAAAAACAAAAACCAAACTCCTGGATGGGGATATCGCTATAAGGTTAGAATTATTGGTCTTCATGACCAAGAAGAATCTTCCATCAAATCTGACCAATTGCCTTGGGCCCAAGTGATGTATCCCATCACTGCAGGTGGTGGCCAAGGTGGATCTTTTCAAACACCTGCTATTAGACAGGGCAATTTTGTATTTGGATTTTTCTTAGATGATCAGGACAAACAAGTCCCTGTGATCATGGGGGTTCTTGGAAATAATTCTAAGACAAAACTGAACACGAAAACTGGATTGACTGGGGGTAAGAACTTTACTCCTCAGAGCCATTATTCCAGGACGCAAAAAAGAGATCCTACAAAAAGAACAGCAGACTCTGAACTTACAACCAACAAACCTGGGAGTGGTGAGTTTCCCAGTCAAGAGTCTGCTGATGCCGTTCATCTTGAATGTGTTCGTGATGTAAAGAAGGATGATGTCTTAAAAAGAAAGCACGCCCTTGCTTGTCCTGATCCACATGAAGATAGTCCGATGAAGTCAATTCAGACTATCATGGAAAATTTGACTGAGAAAATACAAAACATACAAAAATCACTTCAGTTCTATGCTAATGCGGCCGCACTTCCAGTAAAGGATGCTTTAAAAGAAATCGATAGAGTCATATCTGAAGCTGCTGCTGAAATATCAAAGCATATGAAAGAAATATATGCTAAGGTACAAAATTTCGTAACAGATACTTTTAACAAAACAACTCAACCATTATTAAATTTAGCACCTCCAACATTCAGAACAGATTTATTAAAGAAACAACTGAAAGGTTTTGAGGCACTTGTATGCATTTTCAATAAAATTATAAAAGGTCTCCTTGATCAAATTCTAAATGCTCTAAAAAATGCTTTTAATAGAAAGGGAAAAAGTTCAGGATCTGGAACAGGTCCAACTCCTCAGACAGATTTGGATCCTAGACTAGCAGGGCAGGGAAATACACCACCAATTTCAAATACATTGGGCAATCTGGGTGCAGATAATTTGGGCACTGGAGGTGGTGTGGGTGATGGCACTACACCAGGAGGTGGTGGTATCAATGATGCTACCAATATCGATAACAGACCAAGAATTCCTTTGCCAACACAACCACAAGTTGGAACTCCATCAGAATTTGATACAGACTTTCCAATTCCACCACTTCCACCAACAGGTTTTTATTCACCAAACCCTATTTGCGATACTGAAGAATTAATTAGTGAGGTATTGGGAATAAATCTTAACGAGATAATGCAAGCATTTGATGCTGCAGTGACTCCAGTAGTCTTCGCAAGCAGAGACTTTTTATCTTTGGGAGACTATTCTGGAACTACATATGCCAAACAAATTCTGGGTGCCAAACCACAAAAAATAGTTCGTAAAGCTGTTTCCCCTGCTGCCGTCCGAGCGACACTTTCTTCAGGAGAATTGCAAACCGAGATGGTCAGGTTTTTAGCAGCTCAACTTGGAGTACCACAATTCCGATCAACAACTAATAATTCTCGTGACTTTGTACGAAATCCGATTGAAGGACTTAAGTCTATTCTTGAATCTAGACCAGGAACTTCAGGTGGGAATCTGAGAGATATTTTACTTTCTGCAGCATCTATCGGTTCATCCACCCCATTATTTCAAACTGAGGGGACAATGGCATCATTCATTGATTCCACAGTTGGTCTTTTACAAAGTGGTGATTTGAAAAGAGGATTCTCTGCTCTTGCAGGCGTCCTTCAAGGAACTAATCGGGCAACGCTTGGAAACATTGGATCTGCATTTGATGCAATGAAGTCTGGAAACATTACTGGACTGGTGAAATCTTTAGGCCCTCTTGTTGGCATTGATCCTCAACTCTCAGATTTGGTTACAGATTTTATAGAAGACCCTGCAACCGCAGCATTTGGTATTGTTGATGACTTAATTGGTGGATTGGGAGCAATTGGTGGAATTAATTTTGATGTTGGTTCAGCACTATCGTTTATATCATCTATAACAGACTTCTTCTCTTGCGATCCAAAACCAGAGTGTTCTCCAAATAATACATTTACTCTACAAGATGGTGGTAGTGGAAAACCTGGGGTTGAAAATCCAAACCTAATTAATATTGGTGATGCTGCTATAGAAAAGGCAGAAAATTTTGAAGAAAGTGGTGTTGAATCGACTACACCTGAAAGAGGATCTTTCGCAGATGTTTCTAATGATAGAAGAAATACAAATGTAGATCGATCATTAGACGCTACTCTTGCTAGAGAAGATGCAGCAGTTGAGGCAGCACTTGATGCAGAACTCGAAAGAGCAAGAGCGGGTGATAGATCTGGTCTTGATGATGCACTTGACATCAGTTAATGTAGACTAACTAAGGAGATAATAATGCCATTCATCGCAGCATCAAGAGAAAGAATACGAGTAGGATACATCAGTAAGTTTGATGGATATATCAGTGGATTGTCTATTGATGATGCCAATGCTCACGAGAAATTGTCTCCTGGAACAACTTTTATTTTTGTCAATGGAGATGGTGAAATAGAATATTTGAATATTAATCAAGTCAATGCATTAACATCTCGCGACTTGAGAAGAACAAAACCATGTAATGTGGGCCCATCTCCATGTGGCCCTCCAACCATTAATTTTTTTGGTGGAGGAGGAATAGGAGCTGCGGGAAACCCAGTCATAGATCAAAATGGAACGATCATAGCGATTGATATGGTTGACAGGGGAGTTGGATATGCAACTCCCCCGCGTATTATTGTCATAGATCCATGTAATAATGGCAGCGGAGCAGTTTTAGTTCCGACCATTACTGACGGTACAGTTGATAATGTCATTGTACAAGATGGAGGATCTGGATATTTACCATCGGGCCAACCACCATTAAATCCAGATGGAGGGACTGCATCAGAATATCCAACACTGGTAACTCTAACTGATGTAATAGTCACAAATCCAGGTATAAATTACTCTCCTACAGATGAGATAGTGATCACGCCCAATAATGGCACCACATTGACATTTGTATTGGATCCTTTCGGAAAAGTTAATTCTGTTAAAGTCAATCCTGGTGGAAATTATACTTCTTTACCAGATATATACATTGATAGTGACACCGGACTTAATGCTAGATTTGTTCCTGTCTTTGATGTTATTCGAGATCCATTAGTTCCTCAGGTTGCGGATCCTGGAGATGTTGTTCAGGTATATGATCTTGTTGGATTGAGAATTAATGGATACATTGACGGAAAACCTTACTATGGGAATGTATTTTATGATAATGGAATAAAATATGCTGGAGTCAGGAATACTGGAGTCAGGGTATATGAATCTCTGCAAGAAAGTATAACCAAACAAGTTCAACCAGCGGTAACTCAACTCACACAACCACGAACAGAATCTGCAGAAACTCCCACAGAGTCAGCAGAGGTTGAAGAAACTTCGGTGGTTGAAAGAGCTGAGACTCGTCAAGTCACGACACCTACACAGAATATTACGAATACAACCACGACTACCACAACTCCAAGTCCATCACCATCCCCAAGTCCTTCTCCATCTCCAAGTCCTTCTCCAAGCGGTGGCGGTGGCTACGGTGGTTACTAATAAATACTAACAATCTCTCTATTATTTCATGGCGGAAAAGAAGAATTTTTGGACTCAAGTAATTGGAGCGATGAATGGTTCGATCTCTTTTGGAGGTCTCACCAAGGATAAGGCGGTAACTTCTAGTGTTGAGATTCAAGGTCTTGATGGCAGACACTTTATAGATTTAACCGAAGATGGTGTGCGTGAAGGATGGACTACAGTAAATGCTCCTGGAGCAGTTAATATTAATGCAGGAGAGGATTTATCAAAAGGTCAGAATGGGATCTTTTTAAATTCAGAAAATGGTGATATAATTATTAGGGCTAGAGATGGAAAAGTTCGTATTGAGGGAACTGATGTAGAAATATGTGCTCAAGGAAAGGATCCTGAGGGTAATTTCTGGGTTAGTTCCAATCAAAGTGCTAAGATTGATTCAAAAAATATTACTCTCGATGCAAAACAGTCATTAAAACTACTTTCAACTGGTTTTATGACAATAAATGGAAAGTTGGGCACTCAAATTTTATCTTCCATAATTCATGGAGTATCTTGTGCAACAAATCCAGACAAAAAACCAGGTCAAATATAAGGAGAAGACATGGCATTTCAATTTGATGAATCTCATGTATACGATGGTCAACAACTCGTATGTAAAAATAATGTGCTTCCAGTAGCACTTGGTCTTGGTCCATCCAAAATCAAGTGTTCATCATATCATCAAGGACCACTGTTAGTTGGTAGTCCAGGAACATTCCCATCTGTGTTCGCCACTGTTATGATTGCTCCTTCCGCACATGGATCACCAGCACCAACGGTTCCTGGTGGCCTCTGTAGTGGTATTAGTAATCCATATTCTCTGGCAGTTTCTGGTAGTTCTGCATTTCTAGGACAAGTTGATACAAATGCAAACATTGGATGTGGTGGAAATGTTCTTGCACAGGGACATGTGATTTCTAACTGTGGTGGCCATATTCTTGCTGCTAAGAAGAACTTTGATATCCCTCACCCAACAAAAGAAGGATGGAGACTTCGCCACACTTGTCCAGAGGGCCCATCAAATGATGTTTACTATCGAGGTAAACTAAAAAATAAAACAGAAATTCAACTCCCAGGATACTGGGAAGAACTCGTTGATCCAACAACAATTACAGTGAGTTTAACTCCTATCGGATCTCATCAGAATATAATTGTAAAGAGGATCAGCGAAAATAAAGTCTATCTTCAGGCAAATGGCGGAATGCCAATCAATTGCCATTTTCATATCTTTGGAACTCGTGCAGATGGTGAACGATTAATTCCAGAGTATGAAGGAGAGACACCAGCAGATTATCCAGGAAATAATGATGAATATTCCGTTTCTGGATACCATTACGATAAAAGAGGTTAATTATGTCAGACGCATTGGAATTTCAACCAGGAGAAAGTGGAAAAGATTGCTCCGAGAAAGCAGGTGGATGGGGAATCAAATCGGCTCAGTATGATTATATTTGGAAGGGAGATATTGATCAGTCCAAGTATCCAGAAGATGCATGTCCTCCAAGATATCATGGCAACGCCCAGATTGATAACTTACAAGTAAATCAAACTTGTACTGCAACAAATTTCCAAGGGACAATCAATCAGCAGGCTTGGAAAGGTTTTGATATCAAACACCCTAACAAAGAGGGTCAGCGTCTTCGTCATATTTGTTTAGAGGGTCCAGAGGCTGGAGTTTACATCCGAGGAAAACTTACTGATAATAATGTGATTGATCTTCCTGATTATTGGAAAGGATTAATTGATCCAGAGTCAATCACAGTTTCTCTTACTCAGATTGGATCCTCTCAGGATTTGATTGTTGATAAAATTGAATGGGGTAGGAAGGTTTATATTAGATCTGGAAATGCATCAACAATCAATTGTTTCTACACAATCCAGGCATCTAGAATTGATGGAGAACCTCTGATTGTTGAGTATGAGGGAGAGACGCCAGCAGACTACCCAGGTGGATCAAGACAATTCTCTATCTCTGGATACGACTATGATGCACGGGGTTGACACAGGGGTCTCACCGTCCTATAATAAGCAGGTAATCAAACAAACCTCATGCAAGAAGATTATCTGACTCGCTGTGTTGTCGATCCCGTGGCACGGAAGTTCTATCTGTATTCTGAGCAAGGTGATGAGAAGGTAGTAGACTGTGAAACCGTGGAGCAGTTCATGGATGTTCTTGAAGTTTGCCGGGGTGTTCTTGATGAAGAGACTCTTGCGTATGCGGATCCTGTCTGAGCAAAATTAGCTTTTAATTCCAAAAAAGTCGGAAAAAAAATTCCGGGCCAAAAACGACCTATTACTTTTTTATGCTAATTCATCCATCATCTTTATATCAAGAAATTCTAGAGTGTTACGAATATGAGACCCGAAACCCGACAATCTATGGAAATGTTGTTCGCTGCCCGATGGAATTTACCCAAGGCAGCAAAGAATTGCAATCTGACGGACAAAGAGATGAAAATCACCTTTAACGAATATTGTCGTCTTAATCCTCCTACCTATGAGACTGAATAATCTTAAAATCTACTGTCAGACCGAAGAAGACCAATCTAATGTATTTGATTTTCTTTTCGAGATTTATCTTAATGACATTAAATACTGCACTTGGGAGCCTGATGGTGATGACGAGAATCCAGGAACTTGGGGAATGTTTATCGACGACTTTCCTCCCGAATTATGGGACAAAATGGTCAATTTTCTAGAAAGTGAAGATTCTTGGGTTTTGGAAGAAAGTGTTGAAATGTCTTTAGATGATGAAGACGCCAACATTTGCAGGGAATATCCCTGATTTTTGGGAGCGTGGTGGAATCGGTAGACACACCAGACTTAAAATCTGTTGACCATTAAGGTCGTGGGGGTTCAAGTCCCCCCGCTCCTACTAAATACAAAAAAACTAGGAGATTTCCTATGAAATATCGCATTGATGCAAAGTATGTGTGGTATGATGATGGAAATATGCTTGTTTTGATGTACTTCATTCAAGGTGTTCCGTTTACCTTTGATGAACTACCTGATGAAGTACAAAAAGACCTAGATATCATTAAGCTAGCTGATAAAGAGAAGAGATGGTCTCCTGAAGATGTGTATCGTGGATATTCTTATCTGATGGAAGAACAATGCCATCCTTGTCTATTTGAACTAGAATTAGAAAATCCAGAATGTTTGCCCGTAGACTAATATGCAGATACAACTTTGGTACGCAGAGGATATGCAACAATGGCGTTGGACTTTAAGTGATGATGGAGATCCATATATTCAGGAATCGGGACAACAACCATACCTTCGTGATGCAATGCATGATGTTGCAACAACAGTAGAATATATTTTACAAAGCGACTGATTGTTAAATGATAAATAATCCATAACAGAACTTATAGTGCAAATAAGATGGGTCTTTCCAGATTAGAGAATTTTCTTAAGAATGCTCGTGGTAATATTCTGTATGTAAGTCCTAATGATCTGGATTCTACAGATAGTATCGAAAATAAAGGAAATTCGTTAACTCGTCCCTTTAAAACAATTCAGAGAGCCTTAATCGAGGCTGCTAGATTTTCATATCAGCGTGGTTTAAGTAACGATAGATTTGGTAATACTACAATCTTATTATATCCAGGCGATCATATCGTTGATAATAGACCTGGTTGGATCCCTGTCCCAGACGGAGCAGATGCTAAATTTAAACTAAGAGACGGAACAGAGTCGTCGGATTTCCCTGCATGGGACTTAACGACTGTATATGATCTGAATAATACGGATAATGCCCTTTATAAGATGAACAGTATTCATGGGGGAGTTATTGTCCCTCGTGGTACTTCGATTGTTGGTCTTGATTTAAGAAAGACCAAGATTCGCCCAAAATATGTTCCAAACCCATCAAACGACAATATTGAAAGATCTGCAATATTCAGAGTAACTGGTGCCTGCTATTTCTGGCAGTTTTCTATGTTTGATGCAGATCCTAACGGTCTCTGCTATCAAGATTATACTTCAAACCAATTTGTACCTAATTTCTCTCACCACAAACTCACTTGTTTTGAGTATGCTGATGGTGTGAATAATGTAAGTATTAATGATACATTCCAAACATTCAGTACAAACAGAACTGATCTTGACATGTATTATGAAAAGATTGGTCTGGTCTATGGTAGTGCAAGTGGAAGAGAAATTCAACCAGATTATCCATCTTCCAGCATTGATATTCAACCAAAAATTGATGAATTTAGAATCGTTGGATCAACCGGTGCAACTGCAGGAATTACGAGTATTAAGGCAGGTAACGGAGTTATTCCAACAGATGTAATTACTGTGACGACGGCAGCTGCTGTTAGTGGTCTTGATGTTGATACGCCATTCAGAGTTGAAGGTATCACTGCGTCTGGATATAATGGACAATTTGTTGTCAGTGAAAAACTGAGTGATACTGAGTTTAAGTATGAAGTCCAAAATGCTCCAGTATTAGCTTTACCCTCTGTAACTGGTTCTACAGTTACGCTTCAGTCAGACACAGTAACATCTGCATCACCATATATCTTTAATATCTCTCTGAGATCTGTATTTGGTGTTTGTGGTATGCACGCAGACGGCAACAAGGCAACTGGCTTTAAGTCAATGGTTGTTGCACAGTTTACTGGGATCAGTCTCCAAAAGGACGATAATGCGTTCATTAAGTATAATTCCACGACAGGTGTTTATGATGATGCCACCGTCCCAGGAAATGAAAAGCTGAGTAATGACTCTAGTTCAATCTACAAACCATCTCACGCTAATTTCCACATTAAGTGTTCTAATAATTCTGTTATTCAGGCAGTTTCTATCTTTGCTATTGGATATGCAGAGCACTTTGTCGTGGAAACTGGTGGTGATATGTCCATCACCAACTCTAACTCCAACTTTGGTGCAAAATCACTGATTGCATCTGGATTTAGACCCGATGCATTCCCTCAAGATGATTTTGGATTTATCACTCATATTTTACCACCAAAAGAAATTCCGATTACTGAGAATGTAATTGAATTTAATGCAATTGACCTTAACACAACAATTGGTGTTGGAACCACGGGACACTTATATCTTTATGATGAAACAAACCTAGATAGTCCTCCCGAAAATGTATTAGAAGGATTTAGAGTTGGTGCAAGAGAACTTGATTCCTTAAAAGTTCTTGTCCCTTCAGGGGGAACACCTACAGAATTCAGTTCTCGTATTGTTATGCCGAATGGAACTGGATTCAATACCACTACACAATATAGTTCTGAGAAAGTATTCAGAGTCGATAGAAGTGCCTCTGGTATTAACAGCATTACCAGTAGCGTTATCACTCTGACAAAACCTCACACATTCCAAGATGCAGAATCTGTTAGAGTTCTGAGTGACACTGGAAGACTTCCAGATGGTTTAGAACCCAATACTGTTTATTTTGCCATTACCAACCAAAATGCAAGTTCAGGATTAACCACTCACAATACGATTAAGTTAGCAAAAACTCAAACTGATGCTAGAAACGCAGCAGCTTTGACTATTAATAATCTTGGTGGTGCGCTCAAAATTGTAAGTAGAGTATCTGATAAAAACTCTGGTGATATTGGCCACCCAATTCAGTTTGACAATAGTCCAGATGATAACAGAAAACAATGGTATATTAATGTATCAACAGCATCTACAGATAATAGAATCTATAATGATGTTGTTTTAGATGCAAACGGTCTTGGACTTGGTTCAACGGCATTAGGAGAAGCAACACCGAGATCATTTATTAAGAGAAAATCAGATTCAAGAAGTGCCACTGATACTCTCTATAGAGCAAGATATGTAATTCCTGCAAATAACGGTGGGGCTATTGCAAGACCACCAACTGATGGTTTTATTATTCAAGAGAGTAATACTTCTATTGGATCAACAAATGATGAAGTTGGAACTTACTTTGGAACTGGCAATTTAAATCATGTTAATGAAAACAGAAACTTTAGATTCATTGCCCATGCAAACTGGGGATCAAATGTTGGTAATATTCTCACAGAACTTCCACATAAACTTTCTGTTGGATCTTTAGTTGAACTAGTTGACATTAAGAGTGGTGTCAATACGACTGGTATCGGAAATTCTGGATTTAATGGCACTTTCCCAGTTACCGGTATCACTAGTGCTAGAGAATTTACTGTTGGAATCAACACTGATCCTGGAGCATTTACTAACGATCTTCTTACAAGAAACACCAGTCTTCCTAGATTCAAGAGAAAAAAATATAATACAACATATTATCTTCAGAATGTTAAAGAGATTCAACCATACATTAGAAGTGAGCAAGATGGTATCTATCATGTAACTATACTCAATTCTTCTGTAAATCCAACAGTAGATCCATTCACTGTAGATAAGTTCACTCAACCTGTTACCAGACTGTTTCCTCAGGTTGATAGAGATACAACAAATTCTGATCCAGATTCTGCAATTTCTTTTGCGGACTCTGCAGATATTGGTAAGACTGAAGTTGATGATGTCAAAAATAGTATCACTAAAGAAACTATTGACAAACTGATTAGAGATGTTGATGTTGGCGTTGGACTGACTGATGTTATAACTGCTGTCGGTGGAACATCACATAGATTCAATACCAATATTGATCATGGATTAAACCGTGTTACTAATGTTAGTATCGCAAACAGTGGTGCTGGATATGGAACAGGTGTTGATGCAGATTACTACAACGCTAAACTTATCAGTATTGGTAGTTCTACAACAGGCCAACATGCAACTGCAAAGGTAAGTGTTGATGCAACTGGTGGTATTACCGATGTCCAGATTATGGATGGTGGTAGTGCTTATGGTATCGGTAATACTATGCATGTTGTTGGTATTACCACAGCATCTGGTCACTCTAAAGCTGTTGTAACTGTAACCAAGATTTATGATAATGTTGGTGATATCATTAAATTGACTGGAGTAACTTCAGAAACTTATAAACCATATAATTCACTTTACAGAATCACCGAAGTTGTGGTTGGTGGGGCTAAGAGTTTCACTGCAATTAGTGATCCTCCAATAACAGGTGTTACGACTACTGGTATTGGTACAGCGATGCTAAACAATGCATCTGCATATTTGACTGGAGAGGGTCTGAGAGTTTCTAATATCACATATGATCCAACATTAGGAATTTCAACAATTACGACAGTTAATAATCATGGACTGAAGGTCAATAACAAAGTTAAGGTTGTCACTGGCATTTCAACTCTTAAGAATGGTCCATTTGATGGCGAATTTATTGTAAAACAAAATATTGACCTTAAGAACTTTGTTGTTACCATCGGAGTTGGAGCAACGACTGAGATCGTGGCAGCGGGCGCATCGATGTTTGCAATGAGAGGTGGTATTCAATCTAATGATGGAGATTCTACGCTTGAGAATGAGAGTTTAAATGGAAGAATGGTGCCAACATATGCTGGTATCACAACTACATTGTCTACTCCAATTGCAGATGCAGTTACAACTGAAATTAGATTAACAAATGTTGGAGATATTGGTCTTCAGATTGGAGACTTCTTAGCAATTGATGATGAAATTGTTAGAATAAAGAGTGCTCCAACAAATCCTGCCACTAATCCAATAACTGTCTTCCGTGCTGTTCTTGGAACTAGAGCTACATCACATATTTCAGGATCTGTTGTCCGTAAAATTAAACCATATCCAATTGAATTAAGGAGACACTCCATTAATAGAGCGTCTGGACATACTTGGGAATATGTTGGATATGGTCCAGGTAACTATTCAACTGCACTGCCTGACAGACAAAACAGATTGGTTACAGATGTTCAAGAACTTCTTGCACAGTCTACTAAGAAAGAGGGTGGAGTTAACTACTTCACTGGAATGAATGACCGTGGTATTTCTTATGCGGGTAATAAGAAACTGAGCACGGTTACTGGTAGAGAAGAAATTTTCGATACTCCAGTAAGAAGTATTACTGGAGAAGACATTTCAGTTGAGTCTGGTATTAACCTTGTCAATGCAACAGAAGCAACATTCTCATCTTCTATTCGTATTGATGGTGGAGACGAAGGAAAAGTCATCTCCGAATTTAATGGACCAGTTATTTTCTCTAACAAAGTAACTTCAACTGCTGCAAGAGGTATTGAGGCTAACAATCTGTTCTTACAGGGTGATTCGACAGTATCAAGAAAGTATACTGTTGGTATTGCTACACCAGTAAATGCAGGAACGCCTGGTGATATCGTATATTTTGAAAATCCATCTCAGGGTGCATACATTGGTTGGGTTTATACTTCGGAAAATGCTTGGAAGAGATTTGGTAATGTAAGTCTTTCTGCCGTTGCAGACATTCATAGATTTGATCAGGTTGGTATTGCTACCACTACTCCTGGAGCAAATGCATTCCAGGTTGGTGCTGGAGACACTATATTTGCTGTAAGTAGAGATAGTAGTGGCGTTGGGGTTGGTATCGGAACAACCGCAAATCGCAAGTCTCTCAGAATTCACGGCGATACCGAACAAGTTGGTAATGTAAGCATTACTGGTATCTTGACTGCAGGATTCTTGGCAGGTGATGGTAATGCTATTACCAATCTGAACGCATCGGCAACTGGTTGGTCACCAGTAAATGAAACATATGCGGGTGTTGGTAACACTGGCATCTGGGCAACTGTTCCTCCTGACACCGACTCAAGAGTTGGTATTGGCACATCAGTTCCTCACTTTAATCTTTCTCTTGGATCTTCTGGTACTGGAAGAACTGATCTTCATGTACATAATAAGGCAGTTTTCTTAGGTTTAGTAGATGCTAATGACATCAATGTTAGTGGAACACTTACATCAACGGACTATCGATTAGATAGCACATCCAGCAACATTCGGGAGGGGGTTGTAACCTCAACAACTTTGGTTGTCGGAACTGCGGTATCAACAAGTGGATCAAATGTTGGTATGGGAACTCCAACACCGAGAGCAAAGCTTGATGTTGATGGTGCTGTTAGATTCAAGACCAGTTCTGAAAATGTAGAGCAACTATCAATTTCTGCAGGAAATGTTGATGTTGATCTCTCATTAGGTCAATCTTTCAACTTAAATGTTACTTCTGCTGTTGCTGGATTCACTATCTTGAATCCACCAAATGAAGCTACTGCATTTACGATCAAAATCACTCAGGATTCTACATCGTACTCTGTGGGCATAAATACCTTTGAAAGCAACGCTGGGGCAGGAATCACCGTATACTGGCCTGGTGGAGTTATACCAATCGTAACACAAGTTGCAGGTAAAACCGACATATATTCATTTAAAACCTTTGATGGAACTACTTCCTTGTTCGGTATTGTTGGCGGTCAAAACTTTATTGGTTCATAATAAGATATGACGACTAAGATATGGGATGATGTATTTACAGGTTTAGACCTAAATGGTCCTAAACTATCTATTGTTACTGACACATTTTCTCATGTAGAAGATGATGAAAGCACTGCCCAATCTCATGTTTGTGCTTCAGGGCCAAGAACGGGCGAAGGTCGAAGGACCATTGCATTCACTGGACTTGCAACGGCAACTTTTCCAGCAGGTTCAAATCCAAGTTTTGATGGAACTGTTGAATATCAATGGTATAAAATTGCTCTTGATGGAACAGAAACAAAGTTAGGACCATCAACAACATATAATGGAGAGACTACTTCTAACTTAGTACTTTTTTATGTTGATAGTCCTGCACAGAATGGTGAGAGATATTTCTTTGAGGCAGATTATAAACCAAGAGCATATGGTGAGGTCGGTTCTGGGAAATCGACACCAAATGCAATTAATGAACCTCTTAGATCGACTCCTGCAACTCTTAATGTTAAACCAACATTAGAAATTACTGCAGGAGTTTCTACATCAATTGTTACTGCTGATAATCAGACATCATTTTCGGTTGTTGCATCAATGGACCGAGGACTTAATCCCTCGGCAGACAGTCAAATTCAATATCAATGGTGTCTTGATGGTGATTGCAATATTACTGATGGAGTTAGAGAAACTCAATCGGTTGCAAATCAAATTGTTAAAGAGTTTTCATACACTGGAGGCACTCAATCATTAGTAATTCCTGATGATGCTACAAATGTAAGAATTAAAGTCGAAGCAGGTGCTGGTGGTCCAGGCGGATCTGATTCAAATGGTGTAGGTGGAAATGGTGGATTAGGCCGTTATGGCACATTTTCCCTTGCTGATGGCGGAAGGACCTTAACCATCGATATTGGAAATCGTGGTGGTAGTGGAGGATCATCAAGAAAAGGTGATGGTGGAGGAACTGCAGGAACTGGTGGTCCAAAAGGTGCTGGACGCGGTGGTCATGCAGGTACTAGTGGATCCTCTGGTGCAGGCGGAGGCGGTGCTGACGGAATTTATATTCAAGATTCAATTTCGGGAACATACATTATCGCAGCAGGTGGTGGAGCTGGAGGCGGTGGTGGAAGTTTAAATAGAAATTGCATCACAGACGGAACTGCTGACGGAAAAGTATTTCAAAGTATTGATGGTGGATTAAGCGGATTTAATGGTCCATTTGATGGAGAAGATAGGGGAGCAGTAAATGGAGGAGGAGGCGGCGGCGGAGCTAATGGTTATCGTGCCGGAGCCGGCGGTAGAGCAGGAACAGATAATCCACCACCACCTCCACCACCACCTCCACCAGTGCCGCCCCCGCCACCGGAACCGACACCGCCAAGACCAGTGCCAACTCCGGTTCGATTTGGCAGAAGGGTTAATCGTGTAGTTCCAACACCAACTCCGGTTCGAGTTGGTAGACGAATTAATCGTAGAGTAAATCGAAGAAGTGATAGATATATACCACCCCCACCACAAAGGGTGCCAGCACCACCCGATAGGCGTGGTCGTAGAAGCGGCAGAAGTCGCAGACGGAGACGTAGAAGGAGAAGAAGAGGTGGAGGATGCTTCACTGAAGAAACGATGGTCCTGATGAGAAACCCTTGGGTTCTCAGCGGATCCGGAAAAGGAGCCTTCTATGAGAAGGCAATTTCAGATGTTGTTATTGGAGACTATGTTTCAAGCATAGATAAAACCACTGCAAATGAAGTTGTCTTTATCGAAAAACATGATAAATCAATGAACTGGAAATTATATTCTCCAGATCCTGACATGAAACCATTTGCCACCATTAACCACATGGTTAAAAAGGATGGAGAATGGGTTGCAGTTGATAATGAATTATATCCTTGGTTGGATGTATGTCAAAAACTTGAAGATACTCTTGTTGAAGAGTTAAAAGGTGAAAGTGTTTACAACCTGTGGGTTACCGGAGACGGCACTTATAATGTAAATGGTTATGGAACTCACTCTATCATGTTTGATGGTGGATTTATGAGAAATGCTTATGATCAAAGGGTCATAACATATAAAGATGTTCTCAATTTGATGAAGGAATTTACCGTGAAGAAAAAAGAAGTTCTTCACGGAGCATTCTTGGTAAATAAGATATTTGGAAAAGTTAATTTTCCGATCGCGAATAAATTATTTGCATATATCTTATTAGCTGACGATGAAACACTTCGCAAAAAACTTGTATTGGTCTTGATGAAAGTTCTTACCAAAATTGGAGGATTACTAAAATGAGTTGGCAATCATGGGAACCAGAATACATGAGTGATTTTGATAATTGTATTTTTTACAATGCAATTATGAAAAATAGTAATCCTTATGATGATAGTGAAATTAGTGACTTGAAGAACTTACACGATTTGCCCAATTCCATTCTGGATGAATATTATGGTAGAAGTAAAAAAATTATTTCTAAGATGATTGAATTGGGTGTTGATACAAACTCTACTTGGGATGAGATAGATAGAGTACATTTGACTGAAATTAGACAACAGGTTAGAGATGACAAGAGACATTCTCTCGTGGAAAATATTAGAAATGTTCTTATCACATTAGAATCAAAGTACGGAGTAGTATAAAATGGCCTCAGCAACAAACGGAAAGGGAGCAGAAAGTGCTTATAATAATCAAGTAGTTACCTTGATTAATCAGGGATTAAGTTCTGTTCCTAGAGTTGAAGTATCTTACACCTCAGAATCAGAAGGAACTGGTGGAACTGTGGTTACCACCAAAACCACAATATCTGGTTCACAAACTCCAAACTTAGTTGTGTCTTCTGATAGGGTTGGGATTCAAACTGTTCGAGCTCTTGTCAATCACCCGAACAAGTGTTTTGATTTAGAACAAGTTGATGGCACAGATACAAGAGGAATTTCTGGTGGAAAAATTACTCGTGGTAGCACTGAATGGTTAGCAAGTAATACTGCTACTTTTGAGACGATTAGTGCTGTTAACTTATCAAGATCATTCATTAATCATGAAATTGTAACTGAAGAAGATGATGATTATAATTTTGTTAATCAAAATTTATTCATAGGACCTCTTCCTTTACAGTCAGCACTTTCTGAACCAGAATTTGCTGCAGATGTTGTTTATGCTCCTGAAGAAGATCTAACCGTCATTATTACAATGGCAGCATCTGCAGGACAAGACTTTAACGGCAATAAAGGTGGTGAAGGTGGAACATGTAAGTTTTCATATACTCTTAAAAGAAACACTGAATATGTGTTTAAATTGGGAACAACCATTGAACCAACTGGATCTCTTGGTAGAGGAGGAGCAGGTGCCTATTTCTACGAAAAAGGTAGACTTTTAGTTGCTTGTGGTGGTGGCGGAGCATCTGGATGGAGTAGTGGAAGGGGTGGCGCAGGTGGCGGCCCAAGCGTTGCAGGTGCTCCAGGATCAGGTTCTGATGGTGGTGCTGGTGGTCAGAATGTTCCTGATGGTCAACTTTCATCTGAAGGTCAACTGGCTTCAGGAACTACAGGAGGTAAAATAGAATCTTGTACTACTGGAAACTACTATGCTATCAATGGTTTTAGTCCTTGTGAAGATGTAGAAAATATTTTTACTAAAAATTCTCTTACAAAATGGTATGATTATAAGGGCGATGAGAATGAGGAAAGTGCTGAAATCACAAGAGGATATAAAGCAAGTGACCGAACCACATATGGTTACAGGCACAATGGAGGAGATAGCCTTTCTTCTAATACAAGTGGCACATTCTTTGGTGGTGGCGGAGCAGGAGCATATGGAGGGAATGCTACATCTGGATTCTCTGGCGGAGGAGGTGGTGGTAGTGGATATACTAGTGGAGATGTAGAAATTATTGAAACAAATCAGGGAGGAAATGCAACGAGTAGAGCATGGGCCACAATAGCATTAAAAGGTGTATAATTAGTAATGTAGTCTTTTATTCAATTGGAGAAACATAATGAGTTGGCAATTTGAATTTAATAATATTGATGAAAAAGAAATTGTTGATGTTATCGAAAAAGTAAATCTTAATGATGATAAAGAGAATGATGGTGAAGAGATAGATGTCAATAAAGAGAGCATGGCATTGTTCGCTCCTAAAAGAGAGGATGTAGTTGATGACTTATATCACAAGTATTGTGATCCATATATGAATTTCAGTTTATCTGAACAAAATTTGAATTTATTAACAAATCTTGTTTATAGTTTTAAAGAAGACGAATGGTCTCAAGATAGATACGATTACGAAGACACTAAAGATTACCGGTATGTTGACATAATTGGGTTATGCGAAGATGAAGATGGTGATGTTTATGAGTTGGTAGAAAATTTATTTGAACATGTAAATGATAATAATTTTGATTATGATATACATGGAGATTTGATTGACGTACAAATACTTAGATATAAAGAGGGTGGTAATTATAATTGGCACGCTGATTATGGAATATCTCGAAATTCTAAAGAAGGAATGACCAGAAAATTGAGCATGTCTATCCAACTCTCAGATGAATCTTCTTATGAAGGTGGTGAATTGGAATGGATTGATTACTCTGCACGACATGTAACCTTAGCGAAAAACATTGGTGCTGGAGTCGTATTTGATTCACGATTACCGCATAAAGCAAACCCACTTAAGAGTGGTGAAAGATTTGCTTTGATTGCATGGATAAGTGGGCCACCGCTGAGATAAATCTTTGCTAAATAGTAAAAAATAGAGGGGGAGAGTGAACCCTAATGGCAATTAATAAGAATTTTGTCGTCAAGAACGGCATAGAAGTCAATACTAGTCTTATTGTTGCGGATACCACGCTTAATAAGGTTGGCGTAGGTACGACAGTTCCGGGGTATACCTTACATGTTGGTGGTAGTAGAGGTGGTATCGGCGCGACCGATATTACTATCACTGGTATTGCTACAGTAGGAACCTCTGGCAGCACATCTGCAGCTCTTAGTGTTGTTGGAGTTTCTAGTTTTCAGGGAGATATTCATCTTTTAGGATCTGCTGGCGTATCCACCATCAGTTTTGATGCGTCTTTAGATAAATTAAATTTTGCTGATAATGCACGGGCAACTTTTGGTGCCAGTGATGATCTACAAATCTTCCATGATGGATCAAACTCCATCATTAGGGAAACAGGCACTGGAAATATTGTCCTTGAAGGATCTGGAGAGACTCTTGCAGTCTTTGCTGATGATGGTGCAGTATCATTATATTACGATAATGCAAATGTTTTCCAGACAACTCCACAAGGGGTTAATGTCTCTGGAGTCACCACCTCTGCTAGATTAAATGTATCTGGTATCTCTACATTAGACGGTGGTGTTGTAATTGGTAGTGCAACATCAATCTTTGCAAATGGTAATGTTACATTTGCTGGGCTTGCAACTGCTAATGGTGGTGTACAAGTTGGTACAGCAGCATCAATCTATACCAATGGTAATATTGCTGCAGCAGGAATAGTAACTGCCAATGGTGGTTTAGCAGTTGGTGCTGCGGTTACCTTAGCATCTAATGGTAATGCTGGATTCACCGGTATTGTAACCGCAAAAGGAGTTATTGATGCAAATGGTGGTATCAATGCATCATCTGCAAAGATAGAAGATCTTACAGATAATAGAGTTGTCATCGCTGGTGCTTCTGGTGAGTTAGAAGACGATTCTAACTTTACCTTCGACGGAGCGATGTTGAAGGTTGGAACTGCTGCGACGGTAGCAGTTAATGGAAATGCAGCCTTTGCTGGTATTGTTACCGTTGGTGGAGACCTTAAGGTTACTGGTGA